AACACCAGTGCCGTCATCTTCTCCAGGATTATATAAAAATTGAGTTTCCCAATCATTAAGTTTTCTCTCAGCTTCCATGACTGCAATCTCATCAGCCCTATCCATTACACTTTCTGTAAGATTTTCTAAGGCTCCACCAACTTGAGCAAGACCTCTACCGCCCCCAAAACTTTCAATTCCTTGCTCTTCTCTTACTCTTATATTTGGCCCTAATACTTCTTGAGTTTGAGCAACGCCGTAACGTGGAACGCTTGGCATTTTATTCCTCCTTATACGCTCTATCGAAATATCCCTGTTTGTTTAATGTCCTTGCCGCAGAGATTCCTCCAGATAAAATAGACTGGCGACCTTGGCTCATGGCAGTTGTCATCCCAATTCTAGCGGCTCTCGATCTTTCTTCAGCCTCGGCCTGATATCCCATAGCAGTGAGAAACGCATTATTTCTAATTGTTTCAATTTCTTCAACACCCGCAGCAAATGCTTCCTCTTGAATCAAAGCTGCCGATCCTGTTCTTACATCAATTCCTTGCGCTGCAAATCCAGCTCTCTGAGATCCAACAATTTGATTGATTTTTTTCTGGGCTCTAATCGCATCAATCCCGCCTTGCCTTAAAATTTTTTGAGCTTGAAGCTCGGCATTTCGCTGATTAATTCTAGACATTTCATTTTGATAGTTAGCTTGAGCCTCCATTGAGGTCGCCTGTGCGATACCTTGACCTAATTGCAAACCAGCCATTGCCGCAGCAAATTGCCAAGCCATTTAAGAACCTCCAGGAAATGGAATATAACCAGTGGGCGCAATACTTAAAATTGAACATGGAACAGGATCGGTCTGACGAATAAAAACCCGTCCATTGTTGTTCCAAGTCGCCTCTGTAATAATATCAATCGGATCTGTCTCAAGATCAACAGGACTGTCATAAGGCTCATCTTCTCTTATTTTTAACTCTGTAAGCCCATCAAGAAATGAAACAGATTCATTTGGTGGCCTCGTGCCAGCCCAAAGTCCACGAGTGTTTTCAACAAACATTGACACTTTCGAAATAAGTTTGTTTCGATCAATCATTGTTGATGAACCAGGCATATCAATGTTTAACGTCTCAATGTCTGATGTAATCGGAATCCCTACATAAATGACAGCATAATTTTCTGTTAATGTTATTTGTCCATTTGTAACAGTAACTTGAACATAGGCGGGGTTATTTGGATTTGCCACTACAAGACCATCGGAATAAACAGAAACAGATTGACCTTCAAGATGCCAAAGTCCGCTCAAAACATCCACGGCTCTCGCCCATTCATTTACGGCAACAGATCTTAAAGTGGTTGGAACAGTTCTATTTGGCCGTCCAGTTACAACGGTGCCAGACGTATAGGAATCAATTGTAAATCTAATTACTGAACCGTCAGTATCTATAAGTTGAATTTCATTTCCTACATCAGCCGTCGTAAAATAAGACGTGCTAGACGTTAAAGTCAAAGTATCCGTATAAAGCCAGCCAGACCCAGAAAGAGTCATTGTATGTGATCCGTTTGTATTTCTACCGTCATAAGATAAATGAGAATCAAGGATCGCAATGTCTCTGACATCTGAAATTTTTCTTGTGACAAATTTTTCAATATATCTTCTTGTTTCTCCATTAACCACTCTTCGTATTGATAAATATAAAGTATCTTCTGAACCCTCAGGAATAGAACAAACACTCTCAACTACTCCATTTTCAAAATCATGCTGATGCCATGCAAGCATTTGCTGCTCTCTAATGTATGTCATGCCAAGCATCGTGCCGTCATCTCGAACCATCCAAAGTATTGAGTGAGGTATTTGCTGATAAGCCCAATCTAAAAGAGTGTAGTCATCAACCAAATGAGAACTATAAATTGAAAGTTCATCGCCAGTATAGTCATTAGATTCAAATTTAAAATTGATGTCCCTAACATTATTGCCACGAGCTTGAACATATACCGCGCTATTTCCAATAACAATCGGAGATAAACGAGCATTAGATCCATTGTAAGATGACTGTCTGGTATTGATAGCAGACGGCGTAAGCGTCCCACCATTATCACCATTTGCAACAAACTCGCCCGATTCTGTAAACATAAGAAGAACGCCAAGATCAACCAAGTGATGGACCTCATTAACCTGACGCCCAGATAAATTAAAAATAATAGCGTCATCATCTTGTATCGGATTAGAAGTTGAGAAGTCATAAAATGACGCTGTTTTTGATGCATAGACTTTTTCTATATCGTTATTTGTATTGGCTAAAACAAGCCTTTGTTGATAATAAGTAATGGCCGAAGGATAATCCCCAGATGCATTAAAATCCTCTGTTATCCTTGGAGGAGTGTCAGCCGTGTTTATATCATAACCAATATCAACAAATGAAGTAACGCCGGATGCAATACCAATAAAACCGAAAACTCCGTTTGTTTCTCTGTATATATTAAAATCTAATTGAGAAGCCGTAAATCCATAAAGCGAAGTCAAAGACCATGAAACTGTAATTGAGTTTGTCGAGCTAAGAGTGGCATTTCCATTTGTAACTGTCGCAAGATAAGCACCACTAGGAGGGACTGTTTTCAAAGTCGTCTCTTGTCCTGTTAGAGGATTAAATGCTGTTACTGTATATTTATAAGTCCTTGCGCCAGTCGTTCCATTTTGAACTGCAGTAATTGATGTAGGATAATCAATCTGAGCTTCAAATGTTATTGCAGCCAATGTCCAGCTTGCATCGCCAGTTCTGGACAAATTCTGAGGTGCATGTCCAGGGTGAACGATTGTCAGGACATCAGCAGATTGAACAAACTTTAATTCTGATAAATCATTTTCAGAATACGGAGTTGTTATTTCATAAATCTCTTCAATTGTTCCGCCTGAAGTATACGCTCCAAATGAAGTTGAATTCACATTTGTATTATTCATGTAGTGAATGTGAAATGTATTTGCAGTTGTATTCACATTCTTAACTATAAACTGTCTATTGTTTAAATAATTTCCCATCGGTCCAGATATGCCAGACAATAAAATATGATCATCATTTGCATAATTGTCCGCGCCTGAATAAGTAATTACAGCCGGATTCGCATTTGTAATTCCTGTTATTGATTGACCATCTCTTTTTATATATTCGCCATTCTTAATTACGCGCATATAAAATCGGCCAAATTCTAGGCAATATGTTTGATTAACATTAAAAACAAAAGGGATTAATCTTACAGTTCTGTTTTGGTTTTTTGCCTCACCAACAAACTGAGTTCCCGGTCTGTTTGATACTCCGCCATGTCTCATGACATAAAAATTACGACAAGTCCTTAATGCATTTTGATATTTTGCAACATCAGTTCGAGCATAAAGAGAAGGGCTCAACTCACCAGATGAGAAACTTTTTTGCATAATGGCCGTCATGATTAGTCCTCGTCTTCAGTTTCGCTTTCTCCATAAAGCGCCTCACTTGGATCTTTAAGTTTTTTATCTGAATCTGATTCAAGTTCCATTTCAATGATTTGAATTTCCATGGTCTTTGCACCTTCATCTAATCGCTGGCCAACAACCATGACAGTCGCTTCCATGCTCATCTTAGATCCAATCGAAGGGAGCTCTTTAAGTCCCAGCATATCTAACTCGCTTTGGCTTAAATACAAACGAAGACAATAAGGATACTTTGGCTCACTCGGTTTTTCAGCAAGACCTTTGTTTGAGTAGCCAACATTTGCGACAACCTCGTCACTCATCGCCATCATTTTATTTAATGCCATGCTTTTCATTTTAATCCCTTGCTGCAATTGATTCAGTGTCTTGTCTAGTTGAGGAGTTGTCCTCATTGAATTTATTTGCGCTGGCTTTGCTTATTTCTATTTCATATTTTTGCATTGCCTTGTCACTAAGATTAAACGGATCACCCGCCGTAAGTCTTGGCCCTATATAGTGTGCAAGCCTATAACTAAGAGCAATAACAAAATCACTTGGAAATAAATCAGCCGATTCTTCGTTTTTCGTGTATTCAATTTGTGCATCCTGTTGATCCGTATAAATCAAAAGACCTTGGTCATCTTGAACTATTTTGTAAACAACTTTTGTTGCCTCAGTGTCATCTCTAAATCCTGACAAAATCCTTCTCACAAAAAGGCAATCAACAGGATATCTGTATGAGTAAGCCCATTCAGTTGTTGGATCTTCTTCGACTAAACCTAGATTTACAAACCTAGTTGAAAATGGCCATGGATAATCATTGAGAACAGCTTTTCTCGCCTCATCATAAAACCTACGACAAGCCGCTGCTTCTTTCGATTGCTCAGTTGTTACATTAGCAATTTCTTTTGAAATACCTAAATGCGATATTGCAATGTTGCAAATATCTGTCTTTGAAGCCATTAGAACCTACCAATAGCTAGAACAGAAACACCTGCAGCTGTTGTTATTTTCCAACCTGGAGAAGTCGCATTTCTGCAAACGGCTCCAATTATTACAGAGTATGTTCCAATTGGAGTATTGTTAGGAACAATCGTTATTGCAGTGCCGTTTCCATCTTTTATTTGAACTTGAGCGGTGGCCGCAGTTGTAACATTCACGACAAGTCTTTCAAGAATTTGACCTACGGCGGGAGCAGATGAAACAGCAGCGTCGGTCTGAGATGCGGCAACGGCGGTGTATGTTGTATTAAAATCATAACGTGGCCCCATAATTATCTCCCAAGAAAAAAGGGGAGCGAACTCCCCTTAGTTTTTAGATCACTTCGTCGCTAGACGATTTTGGTAACTCGATCTTTTCTTTTGATTTCTGAGCAGCTTTTTTTTCGTCAACAGGCACACACCACAATGGAGCAATCTGTACGCCGTTGCTATCGTATTTAAAAAACTTCTCATCGATATCAAAGATCTGTCCTTCTCGAACTCTTCTGTGATCGATATAACCTAACTTAGTAGCCTTAGCTTTAATCTTAGCCATCTAACGATCTCCTTAAGAAACAACAAATCCATCTGGATAAACGTAATCATTTTGAACCATACTCATTGGCATCAAATGAGTAGTTACCGTGATGGTAGGAGTAGTTCCACCCATTGTATAGTTAACACGAATGTAACGCTCTGTCGCAACACCTGGAGGTATTGGCAAAACATATTTCGCGCCAGCTGCAAAAGATGAAAACGTAGGGCTCACTACAACAGATGTTGCAGATGAGAACCCAGCATTGTCATCAGATTGCAAAGTCGCGATCATAGTTGGAGTAGTTCCACCCATAGCAACATCGCATCCAATAACAACACACATTGGCTCGCCAACGCCAAGGCGTCGCTCTTGACCAAGGTCGATAATATCAGTAGACGCTGCTGTAACAGTCAACGCCTGTGCATTTGAAAACAAATTTTCTCTATCAACGTACATAATAAACTCCTTTTTAAAATTGAAAGAGGGGAGCGAAATGCTCCCCAATTAAATTAGACCAAAGCTTCTGTTTCAATAATTGCATCACACGTTCGAACTGGAATTCCTCGAAATGAAGGGATGAGCTTGCCATCAACATCATTGTAAACCAAAGATCCACCTGATTGAACATCGTCACGTCGCTGAATATCGAGCATTTGCTTAACAGTACGATTCATGTAGAACGCGCACTTGCCCATGCCCATAGTCGGGATTCTGTGGTAAGCACGGATCATTAATTCCGTAAGGTCAGCCGCACTTGATTTGGAAACCAAGTTAGACACGTCGATAGAACCAATTCGAACTGCATATCTCCAGTCACGAACTGCAACGCCGCACTTCCATTGCCATTGATCTTGGTATGCTCTCATGCGTTGACCAGCAACACCTGCAGTCGTCTCAACAGTAACTTCGCCATGATCTTCATGAATCAAGCCAGCCTTAGATCCTTTAGGGAAAATACCGTGAACAGTATTAGCACCCCAACAGATCAGCCAGATTGAAGTATTGTCAGATCCTGAACCGCCAGCATCCAAAACATTTTGTCCGTTTACAGCTGCAGGATCAGAGTATCGAACTGACAAGCCTGTGAACTCTTCAGCCGCAAGACCAGAGTTTCCATAAAACAATGTTTGAGCCATTTCCTGATTCATTGCTTCAATGAATGCTTGTGCTTCAGACAAACGAAACGCTGGAGTGTTTCCGTTCAACAAAGCCAAGTCTTTATCAACTTCAGACCATGCTTCAAGCATTCCACACTGCTCATCGATCTGCGCAGTTGTCGATTTTGAAGGCTGAACACCGTTGTTAAGCAAGCGCCATGCAACAGTTGGAAGTCCAGTTCGAACAGTCGTTCTGTGACCAGTTGGCAAATTGCCTTCCACCCACAACATGTCTTGCAAGATTTCATTTGTTTGTGCCAACAGTTCCACGATAGATGGAACCTTTCCTTGAGGATCAAGACGCTTTGCCCAGTCAGCAAGCGTTAGTGCATTTGCTCCAATTGTAGCCATTTAAAACTCCTTTTTAATTAATTTTGTTTACTTCCATAAAAAATATCTTCAATAGATTTTTGACCGCCAGTGTTTACATTCCCACCGATGATCTTGGCCTCTCTCATTGCTTGTCCAATTCTCGCGAATACTCGGACAAGTTCTGGGTGATTGCCGTATCCTGAAGAGTCGAGAGCAGATACAAACTGTGGAGTGCTGAACTTCTCAAGCGTTCGCTTTGCTAGCTCTGCGTTCTCAGCAAATTTCTCGCCACCTATTTCTGGATCAGCGATTGTTTGTTGTTTCCACTGTTCTTTAACCTGTTCCCATTTTTGAATCTGTGAATCGTAATAACTCTTTCTTGCAGTCTCTTCTCTTTGAAGTAACTCTTGCGCTTGATCTTGAGAGAGTTTCTTTTCCTTCGCGTAGGCTTCGAAACTTTCAAGGTAAGCAGAATCTATCAAAGACTCCTCTTGCAGCTTAAGCTCGTACTTTTCTGGTACGACTGGCTCAGCTGGTTTTGGTGCATCCTGCGTAGTTTGAGTTTGTTGATTCGCTGTTGCTGCATCAGTATTGGCACTTGCCTCGACTTTTGCTGCATCATTTGCTTGAACCGCATTCGGTGTTTCTGTAGCGGCTGTTTGCACAGTTTCTGTAGACATTGCTTATTCCCCCTTATTGCTTTTAATCATTTTTAAATAGCTGTCAGGATCAACTCGCATGATGTCTGACATTAACTTTAATCCTATATTGCGCTGTCCCTCAAGGAAAAAAGTTTCACTAGACCCTGTAAA